TTAGGTGGTGCGTGTTGTGTGGGTATCATGACGCAACGCTAGTCATCGACCGCTCCTCTCTATCCTATCCCCTTCGATAGCCTGGCCGATAGCATGGCCTAGTGATCACAGGCTAATCGCATAATACGTGTTATGGGACTCTTTGCCCTATATGGGGCAGTTACTAACGGTAACATAAGGCCATCGGCTTGACCCCCACCCATCGGGCCAGGAGGGTAATCGCCGGCGTTTCCGCGCATCTCCATATATGAGATTTCACACGTTTTCTGATCACCCAGAATCAAAAATAAAATTATAAAAAATCTTATCGGCATTCTGGAGTAATTGCCGATACGCACTCACCGCTTATCCCGCTATCAGCATAAAAGGCTTTTATACTCTTTAAGGTATACGCACGTACAGCAATCCATTATGCCCATGGCTTCACAGTTTATCAGCACATCTGCTGTTACAGAGATAAGGCTTCTTAAGCTCGACTACATATATGTGATCAAACTACTCGGCTTTGACCACATATACGTGATCAGGCTTTCTACAGATAAGCCAGGGTTTACGTGGTCTGGCAAAATAGCTGTATCTGCGTATAGGCCATTGGCAAAAAATTATATGAAAATTTTAATGCTGCTACAGCCCATACTCGATACATACTCTAATCAGCCAATCTGTAAGGGCAGGCCGCAAGGCGAGTCCTGCCCGTTAAAACAGATAAGCCATTTCCCTATGAGGCCATCGGTTTATCTGAAACCCCTGCTCTTGGCCTGAACGCACATAAGGTTAAAATCGTCTAGCGTTACGATAGACAGAGTCCGCACGTCTGATCATATCCAATATGATATTTCATAGGTTATATGTAGAGATGTGGAACGCTGCATACTGCCACTGCATCTCGTCATATGTATGAAAGATAACTGGATATGTCTCAACGGCGTCGGTTCAACTAAGGCTACTGCGAACCTGATTTGCCTGATCTGTTTAGGTGGTTGAGGCTTATAAGTGTATAGCTTATCTGTTTTAACGGGCAGGACTCGCCTTGCGGCCTGCCCTTACAGATGTCTAATATCTTTATAAGGTGTGGATGAATTTTCCCGCTCTCAACCTATATAACATATATTTAATATCATATTTTTCGCACAAAGTAAATAGCGCTCTCTGAAACCATTACGAATTTTTTGCAGTAAACCCGTGTGTTTTTATAGTTGACGGCATATGAAATTTCTGACATAGATTGATAGTCGATCAACGACGAAAGGAAATCATATGCAACCGCTCGTAAACTTAACTGCCATTTTAAAACTAGCTGATACCTGTGACGCTCTTGTACCTGTCAGCGAACCTACGTGGAAAGCCATAAAGACCCTCTGGCCCCAGCACTGCTACGGGTGCAGGCCCAATGCCGAGGTGCCAGTGATGTTTGTCCCACATCATTACCGCGTCGATCTTCTCGGACTTTTGATGCCAGTGTTTAAAGCAAAAGACGTAAACACTGAATCGTTCTCGAACACCTACGACCGAGAAGCCGTAGCTGTAACCAAAGACCAATGGTTGGCTATTTCTCAAAAACCCCAGTTCCGTGAATTTTGTTTTGGCGGAGAATCTAAAAGCGCTATCGCTCGCAAAGCGTGGATGTCTAATATGGCTCCACACGCTTACGGTGAGTGGAAACATCAACTTCTCGCATTGCTCCAGAAAGCAAAACCGTTTGACAACACAAAGTATGCAACAGCGGACGGACCGCCGATTACGCTTTTCGAAAAGTTTAACGGTGAATATCTAGTTGCAACTTTGGACATGGTTCACAGTGCGTCCGCTATGGGGATTTCTCTTGACCAGCACGGCAAGTGTTTAGATTTTGCTGTAAAGCAAGGGGCAGTAGAAGAAGTGAGTATCCGAGGACACAAATTCCTCCGAATAACAGAAAGGCAATTATGACATTCCAACCCCTCTTATCTCAACGCGAAGCGGGAGAGCGTCTAGGCGTCTCTCCCGCCACCATCTGCCGAATGGTTAAAATGGGACAAATCCCAAGCGTCCTAATCGGTAAGCGCCGTCTGATTGATCCGCGCGATCTTGAAGACCTTATTCAAAACTCAAAGACACGAGATAAACCTATGACAAATGACTTCTTAAAATTCCCTGCCTTTGCCGGAAAACTATGGCCCGCGATAGATAGCACATTTGTCGGCGGAGATCACATCTTTGAAGCCGCCGAAGCTCTACACAAAGTAGCCCTTGGTGAAACAAAGCGCCTGATCATTATGATGCCTCCGCGTTATGGCAAGACAACGCTCGTTTCAAACTTGTTCCCTGCCTACTTTGCTGGCCTTAACCCAGACGCAGCTATTGCCCAAGTCAAGGGTCAAAAGGTGTATGCGACCCTTATCGCTAAGTCTGCCGAAAAGATCATGGGTGTGCCTGAATACAGAGAGGTGTTTCCCGACAGCCAGCCTAAGCGAGCTTTAGCGTTTGGCGTTGGCGATTCTACAGCAGGGTACAAGCTCGACTTAGCCGTGTGTGATGATCTTCAAGGCATACAAGAATATCATATTGGACTTACTCGCCCAAAAATCTACGATACGACCTACGACTGGTTTAAGCGCACGATCTGTCAGCGCGTAGCACCTGATGGCGCGACTGTTATCGTAGCTTCACGATTGTCGAAGCGTGATCTAATCGGTCGTCTACTAGAGGAAGAAGGCGATAAGTGGACCGTCGTAAAAGTACCTGCCCTGAATACTGATAACCAATCTACGTGGCCGGCGTACTGGTCTACTGAAGAACTGCGACACATTCACTATTCGCTTGGCACTGATTTGTTTAAGGCCGAATACATGCAAGAGCCTTTAGTCTAATGCTCGTCGATAAACCCTTCACTCCGTTAAAAGTCGGAGACGTCATTATGTACCCGATGACGATCGCTGAAGATCACGGAGATTTCTTCTTCGTGAAATATCAAGTCGGTGAAACATGGGCGTACTTCCGCGTTTCAAAAGAACTGGCAGAGACCCTGCCATACCATCCGTCTTGACTTCAGTTGCAGAAATACAACATACTCCTCCTGTCACCACAGGGGGAGTATTGTGTCGTCTGCCTATATTGAAAAGAAAGTCGAAGAAGTCATTGAGCAACTAGAGCGGCGAGGGTACTGGGCACTCTGTCAGAGAGACTCTAGTCAATGGGGCTCTGTCTATATTCTTCTCTGCCTACCGCCTATCTCGATGTATGCCGCTCCACGTAAGACTTCTTACGTGATCCGGGTATCTGACCATCCTCCACGACCCGATAAGCTCATTCATATCACCGCCTCAGTCCACCCAGGTTCTGATGATGTCAGTAAAGCGTGGCGACAGACAAAAGCCATAATCGAAAAAGACATGGCTGCACAGAAACAAGAAGCGATCCGTAAAGCCGAGAATGAAGCGATGTACTACCAGTACAAGACGCTACGGAAGAAACGATAGTGCATCCGATTTTAGAGCAACTAGGCATTAGCCAACGAGAAATCATGCTCCTGAATCCAGCAGAGCAAGAAGACTTACTGCGCCTTGTTGACGAATACGATAATAAGATTGAGATCGAAAAGTGCAGGACATCTTTTAGTGCGTTCGCACGGCGTATGTGGAAAGTCATTGACGGTTCAGACTTTGTAGAAGGTAAGCACCACAAGCGACTGGCTGAAGTGCTTGACCAAGTTGCAGAAGGAAAGCTCAAGCGCGTAGCAATCTCCCTGCCTCCGCGTCACAGTTTGGCCTTAGACACCGAAGTCCTGACTACCAAAGGCTGGAGAACTATTGGAACCTTAGCCGTAGGAGATTACGTTTACGGGGCCAACGGAAAGCCGGTAAGGGTCGAAGGTAAATCGCCTGTGTATTACGGCACTCCTTGCTACAAGGTTACTACCGACGACGGCGCAGAAGTTGTGTGCGACGGAGATCACCTGTGGGCCGTCACTTTGCGGGATTTAGCGCAGCCGCGAGTCGTCCGGTCTACGGAATCTCTAATCGCGTGGATTGAGCAAAAAGGCAGAGCGCCTAAGATCGAGCTTCACGAACCTCTGCAAATGCCGGAAGCCGAGCTTCCTTTAGACCCTTATCTTCTCGGCCTATGGTTAGGAGACGGTACGGCAGGAGAGTCGGAACTCACATTGAATGCCGACCATAGCGAGCATATCATCGGGCGGTTAAAATCCCGCGGTACAGAGTACTATAAACAGGAAGCATATCTCCGGTGGGGAGCTAGAGGTGTTGCGACTATTTTGCGGACTATGAATCTTCGTCGGAATAAACACATACCAGAAGCCTATTTACTTGCATCTTACGAGCAGCGTCTTGAACTTTTACGCGGGCTCATGGACACTGACGGTAATGTGATGAAAGCCGGTCAGAGCTTTTATAACACAAGCGACCCGCAGCTTTGCGAGCAGGTGTGCCAGCTTTTAAGCAGTCTAGGTATTAAACCTATGGTCGCAAGATGCGCAGCTAAGTTTGAAGGACGAGAGTACGGAACGTACTACCGAATCAGTTTTTATAAAACCGGAACATGTACCTTGCCGCAGCGTGCTGAACGGCAAAGGGATTACGCGAAACCCGTTGGCAGGTACGTGGCTATTGCGCCCGCAAAGTCCGTGCCGGTGCAGTGTATTAAAATTGCTAACGATGACGGACTTTTCTTAGTGACCCGTCGGTTTTTGGTAACACACAACACCAAGTCGATGTACGCATCCAAGCTATTTCCTGCCTACTTCATTGGCAGAAATGCCAGCCGCTTTATCATGCAGTCCTGTAACGTTAAGGGTCTAGCAGATCAGTTTGGTGCGGCGGTTCGTGCCATCATCATGTCTGAAGAATACCAAGAGATATTCCCAGAAACAAAACTTGATCCGTCCTCGACCGCTAAAGGCGATTGGGCTACTACGAAATCAGGTAAGTATTATGCGGTCGGTGTCGGCGGTACTATGGCCGGCCGCGGTGCTGACCTATCCGTGATCGACGACCCCCACGACGAGCGAGAAGCCGTTATCGGTCTCGTGCGTCCAGAGATTTACGACGTCACCTATGACTGGTATAAGTCTGGTCCGCGGCAACGGCTCCAACCAAACGGGGCCATACTTGTGATTCAGACGCGTTGGTCAAAGCGCGATCTTATCGGGCGTATTTTAGCTGACGACAAAGACGGTGAGTGGACTGTCGTTGAGATGCCCGCTATCTTACCGAGCGGCAATCCATTATGGCCCGAGTATTGGTCACTCGAAGAACTCAACAAAGTTAAAGAGAACATCGGCATGATGCGCTGGAACGCGCAATACATGCAGCAGCCAACTTCGGTCGAACAAGCTATGGTCAAGCCTAGTGACTGGATACCGTGGACAGAGCCAGGCGAAACCAAACCACCACCGCGATGTAGCTTTATCGTGCAGTCATGGGATACGGCGCACTCTGCAAAGAAACACGCTAACCCTTCAGCCTGTACGACATGGGGTGTAACTGAAGTCGAGAACCGCCCTGCACTTGTCCTACTCCACGCATGGCAAGACCGTGTCGAGTTCCCAGAGCTTAAGCTACGCGCGAAAGAACTCTATAAAGAGTGGAAACCAGATTATGTGATTATCGAATCACAAGCATCTGGTCGCCCACTCATGGCAGAGATGCGCGTTGCCGGTGTTCCAGTAGTTGAGTTTAAAGCACAGAGTGGTGTCGATAAGATCACGCGCGTAAACGCTGTCACTGATTTGTTTAAGGCAGGGTTTGTCAGATATGTTCCAAGTTCGGACACTAACCAAGTTATCAGCCAGCTTGCGGAATTTCCGGCAGGCAGTGCAGATGACTTGGTTGATAGCACAACAGCCGCGCTCGACCTATTGAAACGCCAGATCAACGATTACCGCCGCAAGGAAGCTACCGAAGACGACGATGAAGATACTGAATTAGTTAGGACGCGGCTCCGCCGTAAATTTTACTAGCATAACGTTTTTGATGTTATGCTACGGGGGTTGACGCTAAATGTCACACTGTGGCATAGAAGCCTCACATCGCGAGGAACTTCTGCTTTGGTCGAATCAATACGCTCGTTAATGCAAGACATGCCTGCCGAAGATTCGGCTGTTGAAGACCTGTCGATTGAAGTCGGTGAAGATGAAGAACAGCCCGCGCTGACATTCATCATGGACACTGAAGGTAATGTCGTTGCCGCAGAAGTTGAGATCGACGACAATCTTATTCCGTTCGAGCAGCTTCCGCACACCTACAACTTCGCGCATCGCCTGAAGAAAGACACCGCAGACAAGCTCGGTCAAGAACTGATCGAACTGGTAGAAGCTGACGACCAAGCTCGCGACGACTGGACCAAGCTGCTTGAAGAAGGGATGAAACTCCTTAACCTCAAGCTCGAAGAAAAGAACGAACCTTGGCCAGGTGCGTCTGCTGTCAAGCACCCTCTGATCCTAGACGCCGCGGTTCGCTATCAATCCGATACGATCCGCGAGATCATGCCACCTTCAGGTCCAGCAGAAGTCAAAGTCTTTGGTAAGCAGAGCGCAGAACGCCTTGCTCACGCCACCCGTATCAAGAACGAACTGAATTACCAGACCTGTTACGTCATGAAGTCCTATAAAACAGGGCTTGAACAGACGCTTTTAGCCACCGCCTTTGGCGGTGCAGCCTATCGGAAGATCAGGCGTAACCCTGCACGCGGCGAGAATGAAGCAAAATTCGTACCCGCAACCGACATTATCCGCCAATATGGCGCAGCAACCCTCTATGAGTGCGACAGATACGCCCACCGGCAGACCTTAACCGAGACCCAGTGGAATTTTATCTCACATGCAGAGGATTGGATCAGTGATCCAGACCCTCAAGGTATGCCAACTTCCAATTCGACCGACGATACGAACGAAGAAGCGCTCGGCCTCACCAAA